TACCGTTGGAAATCGGAACCGCTCCCGAACCATTCCCCGCGTGATGCCCGTCCACCATGTCCGCATTGAGATTGGTATTCACAGTACTATTTGAAACTGGGATATTTCCTGCTGCATTCCCTGCATCATATCCATCCACCATATCCGCATTCAGATTCAGATCAGGAAGAGATGATTGCCCGCTTGCAACCGGGGTGATGATCCCGAAGTCCACATCGTTGAGAGGAGAGGGAAGCGCCGTCCCGGATACCGTAACAGTCGTCACGGTGACATAAGCAGACGAAACAACTTCATGGTAGGTGTAAGTAGACCCAGACAAGGATCTGACCTTGCGACCGACCAGAAAGATGGTCGTCTGATCGCCGTTAACTGTAAACTGTGTGTCAGATGAGCGAGTCAGCCCCGCAAATGCCGCCGAACTCCACTCGGTTGTATTCTGGGTAGCGCCCGCCTTGAGCGTACCATCTTCATTGAGAGCAACGTCGAGTCTTGTATCCAACGCTCCCGTAGAGCCCCGCGCATTGGTGACTTCGGTTTGAACCGCGGAAATGAGAGCGTCCTGAGCGTCCTCTTTGGCAAGAAGGTTCACCTCCCCGTCCCGCGCATTGGTGACTTCGGTTTCAATGTCGAGAAACCGCTGGTTGATGCTGGCCTTGGCTCCCCTCGCCGTTATCAGATCATCGTCTATGGCATTGCAAGCGGTATTCAGCCGATTCCATTCCTCGTCAAGCTCAAGGGATGGGATCGGGCTCTTGGCAATGGAAAGCGTGTTGAACCGGGTGGTCCCGTTCGTTCTTGCGAATCTGGTGCTCATCAGATACCTCCCGCTGTGAAATAGGGAATGAAGTGATTAAATTCCAGTGGTCCCTTAGAAGAAGTGTTCTCGAAGGCCCATTGCGTGACACGGCCGCGGCCAAAAAGAGGAAGCCGGAGGTCCTGGTTCATGGCGTGGTCCATAAGAAAGAAGTTTTCCCATAAATCGAAAACCGGCTCATCCATGAGACAAGGGCCAGGCTCTACCGTAAAAGTTGTTTTCTCGCCAAGACCGTAAGGAAGATAATCAGTTGTCGTATACATATCGATGTCCGTTACGGCCCCTTCGTTGATCCCCCAATACCACATGACGATCTCCATGGTCTTGAGATTAACCTTCTGGCCCGGTTTCAGCAGGTGATGCCAGGCTCCGGCCCACTTAATCGTTATGTCATTGCCGGCATCCGACCAAACCAGATTTTGAAACTGCTTATAGAGCCACCCGTTCCCGCACATATATACAGTCCCGTCATTCGCTCTGAAAAAAGCGTTGCAGTCCATCCCGACGAAACGAGTAATCGGCTTGGTTTTCCGTGCATAGTGATAGCACCATACGATTGCATCGGTCTTGACGAGATACCACCCATAATCGGAGGCGTGAACTGAGTCAAAGTTTGTGACCCCGTCCCGGAGCATAGCCGTTATTTCCGGATCCATTTCTTCTGAGATGTCCTTGGTGTTTAGGGATCCGGTTGTTATGACCTGGCGAAGCGTCTTGATCCCGTCATGGTGGAGGAAAGCGAGGTCGTCCCCGAGGTTCTGCAGCGTATCAATATTTACGCATCCAAGTCCCTTTATGACCTGGACGAGCGAAAAATTCCCGTATTGAGCGGGATCCGACCCTTGGTAGATGGCGATATGGTTCTTTAGAAAAATGACCAGGAGATCCACATAGGTCGCATATCCAAGGATCGTGTCCTGGTCCTTGATCGCCGTGGAGAGATCGAGATAGCCCGCGTTGCCGGGGGTTGTCCAATCCTCTGGATCCGCAAGTGCGGAGTAGACTGCTATCATGGGGTCGGTTGGGTCGTTCATCCATGCCCGGTTTTTGTGGACATGCACGGCGGTTGCCCCGCTCGGCGGGGATCCTCCAAGTGTGGCGGTATTGAGATTCGCTCCATTTTCGTAAATTTTCTTGGGTGTATTCCCGGCGCCGACGGCCAGGCATATAAAGCCCGCAGGAGTGACCGTAAACGTCCACTTGTCAGAGAGGGTGTGTCCTGTGTTGGCCAGAAATTTTACCTGGATGCCGTAAGCAAGCTCCTGCCAATCCGCGGTTACGGTAATGGTGGCCTTGTCCCAGGTAGTTCCTCCGTCCAATGAATATTTAAACGTGTCAGGCGTTCCAGCCTTGTCGATCTCAACCCTAAATGTAATCGCCGATCTTCCAGTGAACATGGCCTGGCGGATAGAAAGATCATTGAGTGCGCCTTCAAAGGTAACGGTTCCTTTTGTGGCCCCGCCTTTCATGGTCGCGTATCTCGCCTTGGCTGCCGCCCATGAACCGGACGCGAACGTTATCGCTGAGAGTTCTTTCGGGGATCCTTTGAGTTCATAAAAGCTCGTACCTCCGCAAGTGATGATATGGGAAGCGCCGGCAGCTACAAACTCATAGCCGGAAAGCATGTTCACTCCGGTGACGACGGTAGTGTTCGCCTTGCTGCCGCCAGGCCTTTTGGCCATGCCTCCGAGTTCTGAAACGAACATATTGGAACAAAGGAGGGAATACCTCGGATCCATGTCGGACTTTGCCTGCTTGGTGGTCTCGCCGCCGACGAAATTGCCTATGGGTTTGGATAGAACCTGATTCCCCATCAATACGGCTCCATGGATTCACCGAAGTTGCTGTCACCCTGGGACGTGGAGTACATGCTCAGTTTGAGTTTAAATTCTTCAAGTTCCGACATAAAATTTTCGCCCTGCTCCGACCTGGCCTTTACCATCGTGCCGAGGATGCAGGTGTCCGTATCGAGGACCGGGACATCCGCAGCATTGACAAGCATCGGCGGCTTCTTGGTAAGTTCCACCCTGAGCGTATAGACCTGATCGGGTATCGGCGCTATTTCAATCTGGGGGAGAAGGACGCTTTTCCCGTAGAATCGCCAGTAAAGAGGCTCTCCCCTGGTCTGTACCTTGGCTGTGAACGCCCATGAGTCATTGGTCGTATGTCCGGTTGCGGCGGCAAATGTGATGTAAACGCCACGGGATAAGAGTTGCGCTGTGCCTGCAACCATGGCCACGCCGGTCGTCCATGCGCCTCCGGATTCCTGCCATTCGTAGGTGTTTCCGGCTGTGGCCACGACGGTGTAGGTCACATCCGCTGATCCGTTAAAATCCCCGCTTGTGAACAGGTCGTTGAGCCCGGGAGGGTCTGCTACCGGCGTAAAAACAATCTCTCCGGATTCGGATCCCCACAAATTTCGGTTGGCACTCCGGTATTCCCGGAAAAAGGCATCATCCTTTTTAATAACGGTTTTGCCTCCGAACTCGATATACAGAACCTTGTCGAGTTCCGTAATCCCGGAAGGCGCCACAGGGTAAAGAACCACGTCCCTGGATGTATTCAGAAAATGAGTGACCTTGAGTTCATCCCAAATACAATTGTCCGTCATCATGTTTCGCTGGACATCGTTCAGGAAAGCCAGGATCAGCTTCCCGTGTGTATCAGCAAAGGATACGGCTTGCGGCAGCCTGAGCCGTTTCTGGACTTCCTGAACGATCTGGAGCGCGTTCACGATTATCGACTCCTATCTGTGATGTACGGAAAAACCTGTCTCTCGATGGAGATCATTTCCCGGCCTTCGCCGTTTTCACGGTCCTTGTAGATGTAATCGACCTCAACGGCCTGGTCAAGGACCTCCAGGACGTACTCGGGAACATCAACCCACTCTCCTCGTTTGATCTGCCATCGCTTTCCGTTGAGACCAATGCAGACATCTCCGCGGCCTCCCGATCCCACTCCGGACGGGATCTTGATCCGGACCATCTTTGCTCCGGCTGCCCAATCCGGCTGCGGTTCCGGCGGCTTCTCGGAGGCGATCCCGGTCTTGTCCTCGATATGCGCCACCTTTGCATTGAGTTTTTCGTTCCTCCTCAAGATGGCGGCATTTGCCTCTGTAAGAGCGTCGACCTGTTCCTTGACGGCCTCAAGTTCCTCCTCTTTGGTCTTTGGAAGCACGGACGGAGCTTCAACGGCTTCGGGATAGAGCCGTTCATCCCGTCCTAATCCAAGTAGTTCATCTCCCGTTTTCTTCTCTTTGGACATAAATCAAGCCCTCCAATAAAGGTTAAAAGCCGGCCCTCCTGGTTTCCTCCGCATTGCCGTCATTTAAGCGAGGGCAATGTAATACATCACTTCTCCTGACACGTTAAGGTCTGTATCAGCGCCAATCGTGAAACCCTTGGACTCCACTCCAGCGGATCCGGCATACTCTGAAATCCCATTGGATGTGATCACGCTGGTCGTCCCGGCAGCCGCCTGTTTTACAGCGGAAGCGGCGGCCATCCATTGAAACCATTTGGCCGTCACCCTACCGCCTGACGCTACGTTCACGACTTCGACATATCTCGGGGTGAATCCGAGCACAACATTGATAGCAGCCCCGGTCCCGGTAACGGTCCCGGCTGCGACTTGATTTTCTCTCATGATTTTTCTCCTATGCTTGTTGGTTAAGGGGCGGGCGGTCCCGCCCCCTCTTGTTCAATCCTGCGAATTGATCAGCCTCCATTAACCGAGGGCTGCCGTCTCGATCCGATACATCCAGTTCTGGTTCAGGATTACCGCAGCGTGCCAGGTTTTCCAGCCTGCAGATCCTCTCTGAGCCAACGGGTCGGTGTCCGAAGCCCGGGGATTGTGGATCAGCGTGCTCACGGCATTTTTGCCGCCGAGAGGGACCAAACCGTAGGCGTCCCGGCCGAGAATTATGATCGGATAAACGTCCAGGTTGGTGTCGTTGTCCGTGATGTACCCGGTCGTTCCCTTCGCTGCGCCGGCATGCCCCCAGGGGATCATGTGGTTGTCGCAGACAAACCGGATCTCGTAAAACGACCCGACCTCGCCCTGCATGATCCCCTGCTGTGAGGGATACTTGTGGACAGGAGTAAACCCACTCAACCTGTCCAGATCCGGCTTCAGGTCCGTATGGCAGATCGCCACGTAGCAGGCAGGCACCGGGATCGTGGAAATGTTCGGTCCGGCCTGATGGATCTCCGTGATCTTCTTGGTCATTTGTGCGTCCATGAGGCGAACCACCCTTCGGAAGTTGTCGGCAGTGACGATACCGAGAACCTCAGCCCGTGTGGCTACCAGCGCACCAGCGGCGCCGATGCGGAGAATAAAGGTACCGGCCTTGAGCACATTGCATCGGAGCAGATCCACGGTATCCACTGCCTGGTCCCCGAGGATGTCCATGGATTCCCGGAGGACCGGGTCCTCATGGGTGTCCTGGATCACGTCCGTGGTCCGCATGAAGTCGCCATACTGCTTCACGGTCGCCGTGTAGTCGTCCGTGTTGAACACGCTTCCATCCGGGGACACGCCTTCAAGTAAGGGTACGGTCGCCTCTGGAAGCCGGTTGTATCTCCGGAATTTGATCGTCTGCGTCGCCTTTTTGGGGAGCGTCCGCTGTTGCCCGAACTGGCCGGCGATGTTGTTGTACTTGGCCCTTTCTAGCAGGCGCCGGTCAGCATAAGCGTTGGTTCTCGGACTCAGTTCTAAATCCGTGTATTTGTTGATAGACATGTCTGGATCTCCTTATCGGAGCCGGACCTTACATCTTTGCGAACTCCTCGCTTGACAACGACCATATCCCGTCGGCGTCCTCCTGCTTCGGGGTTTGCCGTGTCGGCGATTTGTTGCTCGGCTTTAAAGATCCGGCATCAATGATTGTTTTGTTTAGGCGCTTCTCTTCTTCGGTTCTCACGTCTGCGACCACTCCGGCTGCTTTTGCCTTTTTAAACTCGGTGATGGCGTGGGAGATGTCTCTCGGGTCATCGCTTTGCAGAGCGGCGAACCGCATGGCCGGAGGTTGGCCCTGCGCCCATGCCTCGAAGTTCGGATACTCTGCCTTCATGAGATCATCAAAATCGGAGTGGTCTTTCAGAATCTCCGGTTTGACATCGTTCTCCCATTTCTCTTTTGCCTTCTTCCGCTTTTCTTCTTCGGTATTCGACTGACTTTTGGCCTCGAAATCCCTGAGCTTTTTCCCCTGCTCCTCAACCATACCGGCGATCTTGTTCAGGGGGTCCTTGAGTTCCGGATAATCCTCGAACACGCCCGTATCCTCGATGCCCTTTTTGAGATCGAGGAAATCGGTATTCGCCTTATCTGACTTGTCCTGCTGCGCCTGGACCTGTGCCGCGGTCGCGTTCCCCTTCTTAAATTCGTTCACCATCCGCTCAAGCTCGATGTTTTCCTGTCTGAGCTTGGTCGCGTAGGATTGCGTGTCTTTCAACGCCTTCCTGAGCGGTTCAATCGGGTTTTCGTCTCCGGCCTCGGGTTTCTCCGGGGTAATCGGATTTGGAACCTTCTCACCGCCGTCCATGGGGTTTGGATCTTTGGCCTCGGGTTGTGCAGCAGCCTTGCCGAGCTCGTCAAACGTCTGGTTGTATTCTTCTTCGGCCTTTTTTTCTTTTTCTCCGGGAGTCAGTTCTTTGTCTGCCATTTCAAACCTCCGTTGTGGGTCCATTGCTGGATAATCCACCTTGTTTTTGTGGGTCTCTTCAACGGATAGTCCTTCCGGATCCGCATCCGAGGTAGTCCACCTTATTGAATTCCGGCCTTCTCATTGATAAAGCCGGCAATATCCTCAAGCGCTCCCTTTGCGCCCTGAGCCCGGTAGATCCGGACTATGTTTTCCTCTTCTACGAGGATCTGGGCGCTTTGTTTCTTCTTCTCCTCGATATACTCAAGCAATTCGATAAACGCCGGGTAGGCCATTAACTGTCTCATCGCCGGCCTCCGGGTGGCAGCGCCGACGCCGCAGGGGGTTCAGCGGGAGGGCCGATCGCCTCTCCCCCTCCGGCCATGGCGTCTTGCGCCAATTTCATCAATATCTTCTCAACCTCTTCCTTCGGACGGATACATTTCTGCAGGTTCAGGAGTTTTGCGAGTTCACGCATGAGTTCCGGTCTATCCACAAAGATAGCATCCTGGGGATTCTTGCCGGTGATTTGGAAGAATTGAGCGACACGCTCCTGCATGACCTCCTTCGCCATGAGGGATGCCGCTCCGGTCGCACGGACCCGGAAGAGGCCACGGGCCCCCTGGGTGGTCTGCATGAACCAATCGGCCATATCCTCGACGATCGGCTCGATCCAGTAATCGTCTATATTTTTAACCACCGCTTTAAGATTGATGTTTGCCTGGGTCATAAGCATGGACATGCCCGCGGCCGTTTTGTTTAAGAATGAGTCCTGTTGGCCGGAACTATATTTCGGGATTCCGGTCTCTTCATCTGAGAACCGCTCAAACATCTCCATGAGTTCAACAAGTCCGCGTGTAATATCCTTGAACAAAATCTCGTCAATGGCATCTTTCGGAGCATAGTTCCCCTTGAGATACCAGACCTTGCGGGGGTAAATGCGAAGGTCCTTGGTCAGTTTGGTGTCGATTCGTTCCCTGTTCACGGCAATCATCCCGGACCCGGAAAGGGCCTTGTTGTCGATGATCAGCCGCGCAGAAGAATTGACCATCTTCTGAGAATCCCGCATCATCCTGGGTACGCCGATTCCGTAAATCCGGTGAGGGACCTTCTTGTACGGACAAACCTTGAACGGACTTTTCCCGGCCAGAGGATGAAATGTCGCCTTGATCACCCGATTGCCGGCGAGAACAACCAGAACCGGAGTATCCGGGGAATCGTCATTCGGGACTTCAATCCCGGCGTTGACGGCTATCTCGGTCGGGACAGTCCCCCATCCCTCGGCTACGCCGATCCGCTTATCCTTCTCAAATGATTCGCCGATATATTTATTCCCGAGGATTGTGGCGGTAAAATCCTTGTCGTCAGCCCGGTCGTCGATCAGGTTCGACATCTCGATAATGGTCTCTTTATCGTATCCGGGCTGATAAGCCAGAGTGCGAAACGCATGAGGAGCCATTCTCTCGTAATGAAATTCAAAGGCCGATTCGCCTGGACGGGCGTTGACATCACAGTAATAACTCCACAACGGCAAAGGCTCGAC